AGAAAAACTGATAATACTTTCCAAATTGCAACAACAAGGGCAGATGCAAGTGCTGGATCTGCGGTTACATTTACTGATGTTGGTGAAGGAAATGCTCATGTATTTGCTATGTCAGAACCTAATCAAAAAACTTTGATTACGATTGATGATATTGCACAATATCCAATAACACCAACTCCAATATCTCACAAATTAAGATATAATGATGCAGGTCAAATTGGAATAGCAGATACTACATTCTCTTTAAGTGGAATATCAACAATAATCGTTGGTGATATATTAAAAATTGATAATGAATATGTTAAGGTTGTTAATGTTGGTGTTGGTACAACTGGAGCTGGTCCAGTAACACCAGGAGTTGGAACTTTCCCTGTTGTTGCTGTGGAGAGAGGTTCTGTTGGTAGTATTCCTGCTGTTCATACAAATGAAACAGAAGTTGATAGATTTAAAGGTAATTTTAATATAGTTGAAAGTACTCTTTGGTTTGCAACTCCACCAAGAGGTAATCCTAGTGTTAGTTTAACATCTCAAGGTTTACCTTTCCCAACCTCTGATTTTTCTGGAAGAACATTTTTGAGAAATGATTATTCTACTAATGACATATATGATGATATTTCCGATCAATTTAATGGAATAACAACACAATTTACATTAACTGTAGGTGGTGCAAATACTATTGGTATTGGAACTACGGGTGGAAATGGTATTTTATTCATAAATGGTGTTTTCCAAACTCCAACAACTGATAATAACCCATTAAATAATTTTAGAATTATAGAAACTGGTAGTGGTGCAACAGGTGTAACTAGTGTTATATTCTCTGGAATAACTTCAACTAATGGTGAATTAATAATATCTCAAGAAAATGTTAATAATAATCAATTACCTAGAGGTGGAGTTCCTATTGCTTATGGAACAACTACTGGATCTGGATATGCACCTCTTGTTGGAGCACGTGTAAAAGCAAATCTCGATAATAATGGTACGATAACGTCTATAGTTGGTATTCCAACTGTTGGTGCTGCTTTAGGCATTGATACAGCAGCATATAACCACAAGACAGGTATATTAACAGTTACTACTCTTGAACAGCATCAATTTGTTGATGGTGGATTGGTTGATGAAGTTCAATTATCTCGTCTTGGATTTGAATGTCCATCTGGTCATGAAGGTATAACAACAACTTACTTCCCAAGTGGTGCATATGGTGACACATTCTCTATTGTTGGGGTTGCTTCTACAACACAATTTATGGTTAATGTAGGAACAAGTACTATTCCACATACTTATGTTGGTGCTGGTGATAGTGCTGGAACAGTATATCCATATTATGGAAACCTTACTTTAGGATCTGGATATAATACTCTAGTTTCTATTGCTGTTACTGTTGTAGATAGTGGATATGAGCATCGATTTGTAAGTGCTGATACTAATTCTGTTACTAAGACTACATGGAATGGTACTGGAATTACTCCTACAGATGCTGTATATGATAATAAAAGTGGAATTGTAACCTTTACTGCATCTTCTCATGGATTATCTACTGATGATTTGGTTGGTATTGCAACAGAATCAATAGGATTTACATGTTCTAGAGATAATCATGCATCTGTACATTTATATCCCAGAGCAGCATTTACACACATTTATACTGGAGGATTAGCAACAAATGCATTTGATGGAGCATTTGATGTAACTAATGCAGTTTATGATGCTGAAACAGGTGATTTAGTATTAACACTTGATACCAGTTCTCATGGTTATAGTGTTGGTGATACAGCCCCCATTACTGCTAACGCATTATCCTTTACTTGTTCTAAGGATGGTCATACTACAACACACACTTATCCACGTCCAGGTGATCCTGCATATGGAACTAATGTTGAAATTACTAATATATCTGGAGCTGATATTACAGTTAATGTTGGAGAATCAAAAACAGGAGATCCTGTGGCTGGTATTTTAACTACAGTTACAAAGATAAATGATGATTTATTTAAGGTATTTGTTGGTTGTGGTGTTGGTACTGAGGCAGAAATTACTGCTACTCCAAAAACATACAATACACATCAATTTGATTTTGCAAATAGTTCTTTAACTGATGCTATTTTTGTTACTACTTGGTCTGGTACTAAGTTAACTCCAA